CTTAGAATCTCAGATTTTAAGGTTCGGATAACGCTTCCGGGTGTTAAACCCTCAGGCAGTACTTATGCCGTCCCTACTGCAGTGCGAAAAGCACGTAGTAGCGTCTCTGCTCTCCGACAACGGAAGCAGGCATCTAGTGGATTTCGGAAGTCATCTTCTCTTCGCCCGACTGGGGAAACTCTCTTCCGGTCTTTCGATTCTATTACGGAGACGAAGTTTGGAGCGGGGTATAGCGTTAATCACGCTCCCTCCTCCTATCTCTGTTATAGGCGCGATTGGACCGGGGTGAGAACTCCTGGGTTTGGCAAATTGAAGAAATCACAGTTACCGGTTAATCCGCATACTGTGAAGATAACCGAGATTGTGGACGGGTACAGCTCCTTTCAAGTTGCTGCACCGGCGAACCCATCTTTTCAAAATGAGTTCTCCAAGTTCACTCTCCACTATCTTGCCCCGCCAGATAATTCTGCTCATTTAGCAGACTCTGAACTAAAAGCACTCCGGAACCTGATTGCCAAAGCCGAGCTCGATATTGAAGCTAATCTCGCGCAAGACTTTGCTCAAATAGGTCAAACCGTTAAGCTGATTGGCAACACTGCCAAACGCTTAGCTAAAGCCGCTTTAGCACTTAAAAAGGGAAATATTCCCGGTGCTATCGATGCTTTATGGAGTGGTCATCTTCCTAGATTTAATGGAGTTGGTCCTTCCTTATCGAAGTCTTTTGCCAGTAATTGGCTTGAGCTTCAGTATGGTTGGAAGCCTTTACTCCAAGACATCTATGGAACGATGAATGCGCTTAAGCGCCTAAACAGCGCTTCGGCCCTTGTAGTTAAGCGGGTGACGGCGAACGGTCAAGCGGTCAAGATTATTAAGATCCCGATTATGCACCATGTCATGACTAGCTCTAAGGCTGGCGAGCATTCAATTCTCGTCAAGACGAAGTGCAAGTTCGTGCTTAGGTACAAAATCGAAGATCCTTTTAAATCTTTTCTTGCCCAGACCGGTTTTACAAATCCCATTAACCTTGGATGGGAGATATTGCCTCTCTCTTTTGTGGTCGACTGGTTCTTACCAATTGGGCCCTATCTCGAGACTTTATCGTCTTGGGATGGAGTTGTCTTCTTGGATGGGAGCAAAGTCTTCCACACTGTTGAGTTGGCTCATTCGGTCATCAACTTCTCTGGGACCGTCGTTGGAAGTCCTACGCAATTCTACGAAACACATGCGGTGTATGACCGTAAGGTAGTTTCTGTTGATCGTTCAAAGCTTACTGCTTTGCCGACCGCCAGATTTCCTACCATAGTAAAAAACGGTCTTGCGTCGACTGTGCATGCGCAGAATGCTCTGGCCCTCCTTCGTTCGTTCTTCAGATAAGCTCAAGGGATGACCTTGTTTCTTAAGGAGCAAATAATCACATGTCCGCTCTCGCGGCAGTGAAAATCTCTGGAATCATCGATCATGCGCTAGCCCGTCTTACGACGAGTGCCACGGTCGGTGTTGACCAGACGCTAAGCCCCGAAGGGATTTCTCCCCTAGGTGTCGCGAAATGGGTTAACCGTGCTGTCACTACGCCGAATCCTTTGGCTGTGGCAATCGGTTACTCCACACTGACTCTGTCGATTCGCCCGCCTACCAAGACGAGCAGAGTCTTCAAAGTAACAGTGAAACTCGTCCTCCCGACGCTCGAGCAGACGTCTGCCTCGACGATGACCGGTATTCAGCCGGCACCGACGAAAGCGTACGACTGTACGTGCATCATGGAGTTCATGTTACCAGAAAGATCGACTCTTGCTGAACGGCAAACGCTGTACAGCTCGATCGCCTCTCTGTTCGTACGTACGATCAACGCTTCCGACGCGAGCCCAACAGATGCAACGGGCTCTCCGCTGGAAGTGGCGGTCACTACGTTCGAGAACGTGTACTAAAGTTTAGTACGCGCGTAGCATTAACTCCGGAGGTCCACCATGTCTTCTAAGAAGTTTGGTGGCAAGTTCCTTAAAGGACTTGTCGAGTATCGCGTCGCCGAGGGGATGTTCTCCTCGGTTTGTGAGCAGTTTCTCTCTTCCCTGGATTGTCCTCGGGCTTTGACAGTTCTCTTGCTCCTCAGAAATGGAGAGCACGAGCAGCTGGCTAAACTCGAAGTCGATCCACTGGCTTATAATTCTATAAGTCAGTTCCGGGATGCCTACGCCGCAACCAAGTTCTTGTCGAAGTATCAGGGTTTAACTCTGAGCTACGATTTGGACGAAGTTGCGTTGACAAAGTTTTATGAGTTTGAAACTTTGTGTGGGCAAACGAATCTTCGCTTCAAATCACCTCTGAACGACCCGAAATTTTCCGGTCGATCCGTCTGGTTGCATTCAGCAATCAAACGAAAAATAGAGAGGATATTGGGCGAATTTTCGGTGGAAGAGTTCTTCTCACAGCCAGACTGGGGCCCTGGCGCCTCTACGTTGATAAAGCGTAGGGATGCCAGTCCAGCAAGAAAATTCCAGTGTGAAACTGGAGTTACGCGTGATCTACACGACCTTCTTCCCATTGAGACGCTTGAGGCAGCTTATCCGCTTTGGGCGAAACAACTTCGTCTGTCGGGTTATCCAACCTTCCAGACCGGGAACAAGGTGATCACTGTCCCGAAAGATGCTACAACTAACCGTGTCATTGCTATAGAGCCTGGGATCAATCTTTGGTTCCAGAAATCTATAGGTGACATGATTGGACGTCGCCTCCGACGGGTTGGGGTCGACTTGCGCTGGCAGTCTCGGAATCAGTATCTTGCTTATCAGGGTAGTTTGTCTAACCTGATAGCAAGTATTGATCTCTCGTCTGCCAGTGATTCCATCTCATTGTCCATCGTTGAGGAGTTAATCCCTTCTCGATGGTTCCATGTTATGGATGCTTGTCGATCTCATTACGGCACTCAAGGCAATCGGGCTTTTAAGTGGAACAAGTTCTCCAGTATGGGGAACGGTTTCACTTTCCAGCTCGAGTCTTTGATATTCTATGCAGTTGCGTATTGCTGCACTGAGTATCTTCACTGTGATGTTTCTACAGTGAGCGCTTATGGGGACGATGTTTTGCTCCCATCGGCTTGCTTTGAGCTCTTCCGAGAAATGATGGACTTCTACGGCTTCCGCTTGAACGGTAAAAAGAGTCATTACGACTCTCCGTTTCGCGAAAGCTGTGGGGCCCATTACTTCCTTGGTGCAGACGTTAAACCAATTTACCTAAAAGGTAAAGTGGAGTCGGTTCTGTCGATTTATCGACTGGCAAATGCCATCCGTCGCCTGGCTCACCGCCGAAATAGTTTCGGTTGTGATTCTAGACTTCAGAAGTCATTTGAGCTCCTTGTTCAGAAGGTCCCGTCGGCTTTACGCCTTCGGATTCCTAATGGATTTGGAGATGGTGGTTTCATCGCAAACTTCGATGAAGCAACCCCCATTCGCGCTCGTCATGGTGTCGAAGGATACCATTACTTAAGCGTGACAGAGCCTGGTAAAACCAGGTACGACGAAACAGAGGGCTATTTTCTAGCTTCTCTTTGGAAACTTCGCCCGATTTCCGTAGAAATATGGGAGTCGGATGAAGTGCGCTTGCACCAGCTCCTCAAGGGTAACCTGAGGAGGGAAAGCCGTGCTTGGCTCCAAGCGATTGCTTCCCTTGACGTGGAATCCCCAGTAGGAGAACCTAACAAGGTTACCCTTACTGGTAGGACGCGTCTGAGGGTTGCAAAGAGCCTCGCTCGACAGTGG